GTAACTGTTCGCATACTCGATCGAACCGAAATCGTCCATAACGGACATGACCTCCCCGAGCATTGCAACATAGTCTCTTTTGTTATTGAGCATCATGCCCCTTGTCTTTGCGCTATTCATCGTTATACTCCTCTCGCAAACTCTCTGAACTCGGCCTCTCTCTCAGATCTGAACGCCTCGACGGTTTCGTCCGCTCTGAGATTCGGAAAGTCGGCCTGTGCTTTCTGACGTGCTCGTCTGATTGTCTCGAAACTCGGGAGATCCTCGTTGAAAAGAACGTCCTCAAATGATTCCCCATCGTTTACGCCGAACTTCTTATAAATGGAATAGATTAGTACCCTGTCGCTGTTCCTTGTCGCTGGCTCCGTTCTGAGTGTCATATAGACGAGATCCTTTACGCTATCTATCTTCATCATTGCTGAACCTCCTCCCGACATATACGCAACCCGCCCCGGCTGCGATCAGAGAAAACGGAGCGAGTAACGACGGGCTGTCTGCTGCCATTGCTCCGAGCATCAAGAGAACTATTCCGATGCCGTAAATTATTGTTCCGATTCTGTTAAGCATATTCTCGCACCTCCGTTCATGATCAACTGATATAGCAAGATGCAAGCGTCCTGATTCGGGTAAACTCTCCCGTACTTTGCAAACTTGCAATTCCTCGTCTTTGCCCTCATATCCGGTGACCCGTCCCGCTTTGTGATGTACTCGCAATATGGGCAATCGGCACAGGTGAGAATTATTCCGTCTGTTACGGGATCCCTCTCGACCTTTTCGAGTTCTTTTGTAGCGATGTACTCGATCGTTGCCGTCAGCGTCCGCCCGTGCTCGTTGAAAAGAACCTCAGGTGCTGCGTTTCGTAATTCGAACATCCTTGCATTGAGATTGTCCTCAAACGTCTCTGCCGAGTCACTCCGAACGATGGCGTACTGTTTGAACTTCTCGCAAGCCATTAAAAAAATCACCTCTCTTTCTTGCGATTTCGAGGTGATTATGTATCTGCCCTATTCGGTTATTTTCTTAATAAACGTTCAACTATTCCGTTTTTCATAATTTTCGGAATAGTTGAAAACGGTTTTATCGAGAAAATAACTGTCAATTTGTTATAGATACGTAATCACCTATATCTAAATTACGCTTCACATTATCCTTTGTCAATGACTCCGAGCCAATTTTTTAAATTTCTTGCCCTTGTCTATGGTATACTCAACTCGGAGGTGTTACGTTATGGCAAAATGTATTAATTGTAACGGATCGTTCCTGACCCGTGGAAAAATCAAATTAAAAGACGCTTATATCTGTTTTAAATGTGCCGACGCCCTCGGCTTTGACCATAAGACGTTAGTTATGACGGGCTCCCTTTATAGCTGGGACGATATCAAAGACGGAGCGGACGCATACAATCAGAGACGATGGAAAGCAGACGCCGAAAAAGACAGACAAGAGAACGCAGAACGTCTCGGTCTTTTCTTCTCGGATTATGGCGTCCTGAGCGATCTCGGTTGTTCTGATAACGAAATGAAAGCCGTTGAGAGAGCCTGTGCCTTGTTGGACGATGAGGGCTGCGATACAGGTCGAATCGAGTACGAACGAGAGCCGGGGCAGCCATTAACGGCATTTGTCGGAGATAACGTTCTTTATCAGTTGAAATATACAAAGGACGTAAAATGGATGATGATCAACGACGAAAAGCACAGGATCACCGGCCCCGCTGGGATCAACAAACTCGTCGACAAATTGGTCGAGCGTTACAAATCATGTTTATAGCGGTGTAATTGTTGTTTCGCAAACTCAAATTATCACCACGCAAAAAGGCCCGGAGGAACATTCCCCGGGCCTTCTTGTTATGTAAGAGGAGGTGATCCCTTGCGAATCGTCTCCGGTCCGCCTATGTTATGTGGGGCAAGTATTTCGCCCCACACTTCTGATTTTTTTATGCACTCATCTCCACCATCTTGCTTGATATGCTTGAGTAGTTCGAAGCCGACTGATATGCAGACAGCGTTCCTGCAGGAACGTAGACTACAAGGTCGGATGGCAAGTTGTTGAATGCACTTGAGCCTGCTGTTGGTGGATTTGTTGGTTCAAATGCAAGTGATGCAAGTGAACGGCAAGAGCTGAACGCATTGCTACCTATGCTCGTTACACTGTCAGGTATCCTGATTGTCCGCTCAAATCTTACCATTGTACCCTCATACACAATATATGGCACAGGTTCTTTGTACGCTTCAATTTTGCTCTTTTCTTCCATAACACCTCCTTACGATGAATAAACGATAAAATACCTGTATGTCGTGTTCGGCAATAAGCCATATGACGATGTATTTACATAGTACGAAAGCACGTTACCTGTCATCAGCTTGCAAACATCCAACGTATTGCCAGTTGCAGCCTCCGATGAGTACACGGTATTGCTCATGGAACTACTCCTTGTGTACGTTGTCGGATTCGATGTGCTATTCTTGTATATTGAGCATACAACGCCTTTATTCTGTGCGCCAGTTGTTGCGTATGTCGGAGCTGATGAGAAATCCGACTTGGTCATAGTCCACTGACCGACAGCATACCTCTGCACACTGTTGTACCAAGTTGTGTCAGGCACATACGCACCGCCATCAACCACAACTACCACCATAAGCGGATAGCCACTTCCTGTGTACGGCACATTCACTGTGCCTGTACCAGCGGACGAACCTGTTGTGAATGTTCCTTCTACGAGATTGCTCGCACCGCCACCGCTGACATTTACATCTGCCGATGCAAAGTTTGTGACATCGTATGTTCCGTTCTCTGTTATGGTCTTTGTGCCACTTGGTGTTATCCCTGTCGAGATGTTCTGTATAGCTGATACGAACTCATCAGGAAATTCAAGTGTGCCTGATATCTCCGCTTTAACTCTGATAGCGTTCGCTACCGATGTAAGTGATGTGTCTTGTACTGTTTTGATTCCCATTAATAATCACTCCCCTCTGCTGGTTCTATAAGAGCATAAACTGCATCACGGATTTCTATTTTGTCTGCGTTAGTCAGAACATAATCTGCACCCGCTGGTCCTTGTGGTCCTGTCGGCCCTTGTACGCCTTGAATCCCCTGTTCACCTTGTGGACCCTGTGGCCCCGTTGCTCCCGTCGGTCCCGTTGCTCCGGTGTCACCTTTGTCACCTTTGTCGCCTTTAGGTCCCTGTTCGCCCTGTATACCCTGTGGGCCTCGTTCGCCCTGTGGACCTGTGGAACCCGTGTCACCTTTCGGACCTTGTGGACCTTCTGGACCCGTAGCGCCCTCTTCGCCCTTGTCACCCTTCGGTATTCCAAGAGCCAGCACCCCGTCCGAGTACGATGCAGTAGCGTCAGATCCCACAGGAAGCGTCTCAGCCGTTGCGGTCATGCCCGTGACCTTTTCCACGTCTGCCTTAACGATGTCCACGAACTGTTCAAATTGGGACGGTGTTATTGGTGTTGAGTTCGCCCCGGCGACCTTAGCGTTGCACTTGACCACAACAGCCGTAACAGGGCAAGTCGTGAGCCTGTCTGTCAGTACGTCCCCGTCTGCTATCGAACCGACGAGATTGACCTTTACGGCACCCTTGCGTGTCAGCACCTCATAAGGCACTATGCACACGCCGTCAGAGTCGAGCACGGTCGAGATCCCGCCGACAAAATCCGTAAACCACACGGCACGAACTGAGTCGTAACCGCTCCAATTATCACCGAGATCGAAACGGGCCTCGATGTAGGCGACAGTGTTGGACGCATAACAATCGACGCCCCCGGTTTTCTGTAAGCATTGTTCATTAGCTGAAAAAGTTATTGTCTGCTTTTCCATTAAATTCACCTCTTATTTCTTTTCAAGATTTTCGATCCTGACGCCGTGCTCAGCAACCGTCTCTTTGAGTTTGTCGATTTCCTCGCCGTGTTTCGTTATACGGGAGTCCAACTTGTCGACAGATGCCTTAAAATTGTCGATGCTCGTCTTTAACTCGGTGATGTTCGTATTCAAATCGAGAAACGGTTTGAGGACGACCAGCAACGCCCCTATAAATCCGACCGCTACGATTATGATGTTATCCGTCATTCCCCTCACCTCATTTCGCTCTGTAAATTCTGATATACTGCGATCCCGTGCGATATTTCAATTTCCAATCGATACCCGATTTGCTGGTAATTGTTATCCCGTAAGTGTCCTTATAATTTGCCTCGCAGATATGGAGGCTCTTGTTCTTGACTATGCAGATATGCGTTCCCGAACTGTGTTTAAACAGGACGATATCGCCCGGTTTAATGATAGATCTGTCGCCCTTGTAGCCTATGTTTGTGAAGTGCGTTTTAAGGTACGGGATCTGCTCGGATAACCCTCTCGGAAAATTTGCATCAACGCCAGCAGAACGGACGCAAGTCCCGACGAATACGTCACAGCTTGCCCCTTTGCGTGGAGCGTCGCCCCAGCTCGAACGATTCGGAAAAACCTTATCGAGAGCTGCCTTATATGCAGCCGTCGGCTTACCGCTCGGATATTGTGCCTCTTTCGTATCGTTAGGATAGGCAAATTCGGCAGCCTTTGCAGCGATTTTATCCCCTTTTGTTACTTGTTGGGGAAACACCTTATTGTTACACCACTTCTGCAAAGCCTTTACGCTGTCCGGGCCGAATAATCCATCAGCTTTGACCCCGAGCATTTTCTGCACGGCTCGGCTCGTTCCGTTCCCCCAATGTCCGTCCTGAGTCGTGCCGGCTCTCTTTTGGAGTGCACGAACCGTTCCTTTTCCGAGGATGCCGTCAACCGTCACTCCGAGGGCACGCTGTAAAATTGCAATAGTGTGATATCCCGCAAGGCCGTCAACGACGAGTTTCTTTGATGCGTCGAACGTAGCCGGGAAATGCGGACGATACACTCCGAGCACATATTTAGCCGGACGAGTCTTATAATCGACTATGCCTCCGCTGGTGTTGCCCTCGATGGTATAGATCGCATCGCAACTCTTGCGCTCTCTGACGAGTCCGATATGATCAGGGATCCCGTTCGGCTGCCAATCAAAAAAGATGATATCCGACGGTAATGCCATATACAGAGGCACCATAGCAAGATTCGCACGGCACCAGCTGAGAGCGTTCGGACAGTACACGACCTTTTTGCCCCCATAAAAAAGAGCGGAGTCCCCGCCCTTTTGGAACAAGTAAGTTATGAATGCGCAACAATACGGATCTTTTGAGCCAAGTCCGCAATAACTGCGAAATATCGACCCGCCTCTGCCCTTGAACGACTCGGCAAATCTGAGTAATTCGATGTTATTCTTCCCCATCTTCTCTCACCTCCGCATCATCCGGCTCGACGTGTTCTGTTACCGTCTCACCTCTGAACGCTTTCATCTCCCTCGTGAGTTTTGTCCCCGTTTCGCCCTCTACCGTAAAATCGTTGTTGTAGTACAGAGCGAACGAACCCGCTATGATGGTAACGGCGACGGATATAAGGTTGTAAATCAGATTAGCCGTGGCGTTGCCGAAATCCACCGCTCCGACGCCCGCTATTGCTTGGTTGACGCAAGCTATAGCAAAAGCAAAAGTTCGGATTTTAGTGCCTTTGTTCATTGGTTTTCCTTTCTTATACACGCAAGTATTCGCTTTTTACATAAAGGATTCGGAATGTCGCATTTATCGTCTGCGACGAGCCCGAACGGTTGCTTACATACAGTGTTATCTTGCTGTTGTAAGGTTTCACGCTTACGCCGCCAATAAACCATGCAAGCGAGTGCGATGTTGTGACCTCTACAACAGCTATCGGAGTATATCCGCTGACAGCTGTCGCTGTTATCTCCAATGTAGTCCCCGAATTGTTGGCTATACTTGCGCTTGTTCCCGATGATTGAGTCCTTAATAAAAATAACGAATTCGACATAATTTTTGATGTTGCCATATATCTATGGCGTTAGGTTTACTTCCATCTGCCTATGCCGATTACATGAAACGAGCAATTTTGCGTTCCCGATGTTGGACGCATCAAGAATGCAGTTCCAATGGCGGTTGCGGTTGCGTAACTTAACATTTCCACATCCGCATATTTCCCGTTACCCATAGAGTTGTTCTGAATAACCGCAGAGGGAACAGCTGAAAATGCGTGCGCCCAATTTCCGAAGTTCTGTGTTGTAGTTGATTCGTACCAATCACCGAATGCTTTTGTAATTGAGACATTATTGAACGTAATGGATTTGGTGCATATCAGCGTTCCATCACTGAATTTGTAGTACGCTCCGTTTGCATTTGTTCCGTGTTCGATAGACAAATTGGTCTGTAATGTTGATGTCATGCCGTACTCGGCAAGGCTTTGCTGTTATCCGACGATAAAAGTCACCGCTCCACCGCAATTGCTCAAGGAACTCGAAGCGTTTGCCCTAACATAGCCACCGCCCGTTATGTATGCTTGGCAAGGTGTATGCCCCGACCTCAAAAGGAAATCGACCTCTTGTATCGGTCTGTACTCTTCGGGCAATAGCCCGAATGTCTTTGCTGATGTGGTCAATGACGCTCCGTTGATTTGCACGGTACATATCCCGTTACGGACTCTGTACTTTGAGTTTGCATCGAGCGTCACCCATCCCGTGTCCTGCACGGCTTTTATCGTACTAACAGCCATAGGAGTCACCTCCTATCAGCCTTACCTCAGACCTCCTTTCGGAAGTCTCGGAGACAAACCTAACGCTTGCCTCCTTTCTGAGGAGTACCCCCCACGAACTTGTTTACGATAATCCTGTTCATGTTATGCCTCCTGTTCCGGTTCCGGTGCAGCTTTCTTTTCCCAAGTTTCGCCCTTGAGTCCGAGGCCGTTGCTATCGAGGATCTGAACCAATACATAATCTGTTTTTATGTTTCCGTCCTTATCCTTGTCGTTTCCGAAAGCGTATGCTCCGAGATATGCGTGATAACTCTGCTTTGCTGCGTCAAAGTTGTCCTTGACCACTACGCCCTTTTCAATTACTCCGTCTGTGCGTTTGATCTGCACGAGAAAATACTTGTCCATTTGTTATCGTCCTCCTATCGTGACATATTGAGATATAACGTTAACGTTGTAGATCCGCTGATTGATCCTGAGATTGTCAGAGATCCCTCGTTTGTTGTAACCGTCCAATCGCTCGTCTGAGCTGACGGAGTACCGAGAACAGAATTCACAACGACGTGTGACTCATGGATCTCGTCGTTTGTTATCGTCTGCGGGAGGCTTGAGAGCGTCCCAGCTTCGACGATCAGCGTTCCGAGGTTGTCGATAGTTCTGTCAACCAGCGTTGCCACCTGTGAAAAAGTGACGGTCGACCCGCTCAGATTAATCTGATATAACGGCATATCTACGACCGACGCACCCGAATCTATGACGCCCGTATTGTACGACGGTGCGACAGGTGTGTTCGGGCTTGATACCTCTGTCCCCTTGAGGACGAGGAGCGAAACGGAGTCGATCTGTGAGCTGTTGTCATGCTCGAACCTCATCACAACGAGGTCGATTCTGCTATAACCATTCGCACACGTATCGACCGGGAGCGTCTCCTGTGTTACTTGTATCTGATGCCCTTGCATTGAAACGAGTCCGTCCCTGATCTGAAATTCATTGATAGACGGCATGGATCCCTCGAGCTGGTTCCCGTCCGCAAGAATGACGCTGTCAGATCCGAACGCTGAGCGATAAACGGCAGCGTCCATAGCTGGCGTGATGTGCCTCGTCCCGGTGTACCCGGTGATTATTGTTGCACCCATTTAAAAACCTCCTACATTAAAACTCTTGTCTTATACTCGTAGTTTTCGACCTGATAGTCGCCATAGTTTGTACAACGCCATATAATCGACGTTATTTCGGCGGAAACTGTCTCGCCTGTTAATATGTCTTTGGCTCCGATTATGTCGGAGAGTCTTATATCCAAATCTGAAATCGTTACCTCGATTTGTTCGTGATTATGGATTAGCTCGAGGAAATGCTTTCGCCCGTCTGCCGTGAGATCCTCGCTGCTTGAGAAGTCGTACACCTCGACAGGATATGCTCCGGCAATCGGCGTTGTTGAAATGTTCCACTCCTCGTCTGCGTAGAGTTTAACGACCTCTCTGTCCTTGAGTTCACCCGAACCGAGACAAATAAGTTCCCTCGGCGTGTTCCCGTCTCGTGTTATTGTGAGTTGGATTTTGTCATTGTAATCCTGTGATACTTCGACAGTGTTTCTCATGTCCCGAGCCTCTACGACGTCGAGCCAAGTCGTCCCCGAGTCCCCGTCTGATTCAAAACGGAACGCCATTCTCAAATTAGATTGCGCTGCCGTGAGCAGATTAGTCGCCCCGTTGAACGTCGTAACGTATCGAGCGAACTGATACGTCCCGCCCGTATACGGCGTATCGGAGACGCTAATAAATTCTCCCATCGGCAATAATCGGAGCGAGTCTGCAAGATTCCCCGACACTACCAAATAGTCCTGACCCGTTGGCGGTTCGATAATCCATTGATCGAGACAACCCCGCCAAGTGCGACCCGTGTATTTGATAGTGTTGTCTGCTATGCTGATTTCCGACCCTGATATGAGTCCTCCGTACTCGGTTCCGTCGACATAGACTATCGTGCTGATCTCGTTCTCGGCCCACAAAAGGCCCGACTTGTCCGTCGGAAGCATCATTGTGATTTCGAAATTGTTAGTCACATAGTCGAGATCGGTCGAGACGTCAAACGTCGCCTCATAGTTTGTCAGGAACCCGCTCGTCGTTGTCCCGTCGGCGTCTGTTCTTACAAATATCAAGTCCATGTAGGCTCCGACCTCCTCTCAATCGTCGTAAAATCAAAACGGATCTGACCGAAAGTGAGATCCGTGTGAGTTCCGAGCGTTAGGAACGGGCTGTTATTTTTATCTCTGTAAACGAATGCGTCCGTTGCTTGTCCGCTTGCGCTGAGGATTTCGATTGTCTTAACTGATCCGTTTGATACGATATGGAGCCTCTGCTGTGCCGACAGTTCAACGTTAACTTGTATCGGCTGGTTATTGAGATATATAACGGGATTCGTCTGAGGCCCGTAAACTATGATCTCGTAACCGTTACCCGTGCCCGGCAGATTGATAACGTCGGCGTGCGACTCCGGCTGCGAATAGCCGTAATTGTAACCACGTCCGAGGAGTCCGTCCGTGTACGTGTAATCACGCCCGAAATCCTCGCCTCCGAGTCCTCCGCCCGGGACGCCGTTGTATGAGCGTGTGTTGGTGCGGATCCATGTCGAGTTGACGGAGCGAACACGGAATTTTGCTTGTCTGTCGAGTGATAACCCGTACTCATAAGTTGCCTCGACGATGTAGCACGGGAGCCTCCAGCCTCTCAACTCGAGATAGCCCGGTTCATTTGCGATTACGTCCGCCGAGAAAATGTCACAGAGTGCGTCGTGATGCGGGAGATAGTCCCCCGCAATTCCGACGACTAACTCGTACTCTGTTTTATTACGATAGAAAGTGTTGATTACTCCGAACTGTTCATTGAAGCCCCATATCCAATCCTTTAGATCAGACGGTTCGGAGTAATACGGATATTCGTTTAATGTGAGACGGAGCACGTTGTTTCTGTCGTAATAACGGATTATATCTTTCATGCTTTATCACCTCACTAAGCTATTAACGTAACGACCCGCCCAAATTCCATCGACCTTGAAATTCTTCTCTTTTTGAAGCTCTTCATAGATCGCCAATAGGATCCTTGTCTGCTGCTGCATAATGGCGTTACCCGGAGCGTTACCGAAATCGACCATTTCTTGTAGCTTGCTTATCGGCAGAACCGCCTCCGGGCCAGCTTCACCAACTCCGGCGATTCTATTACCGTTCGACAAGAGCGTCGGACGTGTAAAGATTCCGCCCTGTGCGTACCAATCGACGTTTATGCTCGGTGCGGATCCTTTTCCACCGATACCAAACGGAGCCTTACCTCCGTTAACCTTGATATGCGGAATTTTCAAATTGCTGAATATCTTGCCGACTTTCAAAGGGAACAGATTTTTAAGTCTATGAACAATGTCTTTGACCGTAGCCAATGCCGTTGTTATCGGCCGTGTAATAGCCGACTTGATTGCGTTCCATGCGGTCGAGGCTGTGCTCTTGATTGAGTTCCACGCAGATGAAAGTATATTTTTCCAGCCGTTGACTCCGTTGCTTATAAACGTCTTGATTGCGTTCCACACGGTCATTAATGTGGTTTTGATGCCGTTCCAAACAGACGTGAATGTTGTCTTTATGGAGTTGA